GACCTATGGCAAAAGCCCAAGCTAAGATCATTGATGATCTTCTTAACCAAGCAGACGCTGTAGCCGAAATAGCCAAAGATGCAGCTAAGAATATAGTTGCAGATGCAAAGCAAGAAGTTGCAAAAGCTGCAAAGAAAGCTACTGCTCCTAAGCCAAGCAAGGTCGGTCCTCGTCCAGAAGACGCTGCTCGCGCAGCAAAATCAACACAGGCAAAAAAGGGTCGTCCAAAAAAGTCTGCTAAATAAATGTCTTTAGCTAAATTTAGAAAAGTTTCTAAAGGTAACGCAGCTCCAGTTAAGGTTCTAGGAGAACCTCCGTCAGATAAGCCAAAAGAAAAAAAATAATGAGTAAAAAATATTTTAGTCTAACTGATTTTTTTTGGAAGATAATATTTAAGTTGTCTGATATAGCTGAAGCTTTGGAGAAGAGACAGAAGAAATAGTTGCTATGGGTATTGGTTCTGTAGACAACATTGTTGTTAACAATAATGTATTATCAACCGAAGACGTTCGCAGTTTATTGGGACACATGGAGTGTCCTGATGACTGGGACGATCTTATGCCAAACGGTTTAGGTTGTGATTATTATCCAAACGGCGATCCTGTTACTGTGAAAGCAGTGCCATATTTTTTTATTTCTGATGATCTTAAACCAGTTTTGTTTAACTTAATTAATCAAGTTAAAGATAGGGTTGAATATAAGTATGGGCAAAGATTGGTTTGTGATCCCCAAATATGGGGTAGGGTTTGGTCTATCGGAGATTTTCAAACTATGCATTCTGACAGTGAGTATAATAATTCTGAATTGGCCTTAGAAATAAATGGTTCAGACCCTCATTGGCATACGCACATACCTAGATTTTTATCTGATTATTCTTCTTTAGTTTATTTGAATGATGACTATGAAGGTGGGGAGATTGTATTCCCAGAATACGATTTAACAATAAGCCCTAAGGCCGGAGAAGTTGTTACGTTTCCAACAAATTCCATGTATTTACATGCTGTAAATCAGGTAAAAAGCGGTACTAGATATAATATCGTTTTAAAATGGTTTAAAAAAACTACACTGATTTCTAACACAATGCCAAGAAATATAGCTATCGAAAATTTAGTTAAAACTTTTTAAGGAATAATTTAATTATGGTTATGAAAAAAAGCATTTATATAGCTGGCCCCAGGATGGGTCAAAATAACTTTTTACATGGTGTGGAACTGAAGAGCGCCCCAAAGCCTCGTAAGTCTGCAAAAGTAAACAATAGTAAAACTAAAAGGAAAAAATAATGGCTAAGACTGCTGCGTGGCAACGCAAAGAGGGCAAGAACCCTGCTGGAGGCTTGAATGCTAAAGGCCGTGCTTCATACAAGGCACAAACAGGTGGGACCTTAAAGCCACCAGTGTCATCCAAGCAGGCAAAGAAGTCACCTAAAGCAGCGGCTCGACGCAAATCATTTTGTGCTCGCATGGGCGGTATGCCGGGGCCAATGAAGGATTCTAAAGGTCGTCCCACTCGCAAAGCTTTGTCTTTGCGTAAATGGGATTGTTAATAAATAAATCAACTAATCAAAATAGGAGAAAACAATGGCAATGAAAAAGAAAGCACCAGCAGCAGCAAAAGCTGGCATGACCGCCGCTCAAAAGAAGCTTCCACCATTTATCCAGGCAGCTATAGATAAAAAGAAGAAGAAGAAATAATATAATGGCTATGAAAAAAAAGACTAGTAAAGGAGACCCAGCAGCTGCTGCTTCTAAGAAGCAAAAGGTTACTGGCTTGATACAAAATGGTATGACTACCCCAATGTTTGACGGAAAAAAAAATCGTCCTAAGAAAAACTCGAAATAGAAAAATAAAATAAATCAAGGATTATTATTACTATGTCTAAGTACGTACAAAATGTATCGCCCGCTGTAAAAAAAGAGCCGGCTAAAAAAGCAGCTAAAAAAGCTGCCCCAAAAAAAGCTAGCAAAAAAACTAAGGAGAACTAAAATGAGTAAACTCGCTTGGGATTATATAGTTCCAGTAGTGTTGCCAAAAGACCTTAAGGGCATTGAGCCAGGCAAGTTGCCTGCACACCTTTTGCGTCCTATTGAGGCTGGCGGCAAAATGCATTGGCTTGCAGCAGCTGCTTACAATGCAATGGATGAAGCAGCAAAAGCTGATGGCTTGGAACTAAAACCTACTTCAGCGGGTGATACATATAGGACTTATGAGAGTCAGCTTGCTGGTTTTAAGCAAAGATATCAGCTTGAGCCAGTTGCTGGAACGAGTACAAAGTCTTTCGAAGGCAAGACCTGGTATCTAAAGAAGGGTATGGCCATGTTGGCTACTCCTGGTAAGAGTCAGCATAATTTGGGCTTGGCTGTTGATATTCATTCAGCATCAGAGCCAAAGCGTCTTAACTGGATGATTGCGAATGTAAAGAAGTTTGGTTTCTCATGGGAAGTTGTTCCTTCAGAGCCATGGCATATTAGATATGTAAATGGTGATACACCTCCTCCAGCAGTTGCTGAGTGGATGGCAAAGAACAACTGGGAAAAGCCAGCAGGTTCTGCTGCTCCCGCTGCAGTCGGTGGCAATGATGTAACAAAGCTCCAGGAAGCACTTAAGGCAAAAGGATTTTACAAGGGCGAAATCAATGGGCAGAAGGACGCGGCGACAGACGCAGCAGTTAAAGCTTTCAAGGTAGCTAATAAACTCCCTGCCGATTCAGTTGCTGGACCAAAGGTCAAAGAACTGCTTGGTCTTTAATGGAAATCGTATGGGCTTCCGCTGTTACTGGCGCGTTTGGCGTTTTGATGCTTCTCATAGAGAAGGGGCGTCGTGAGAATGTTCGTGACCACGGCTTTGTCAAAGATCGCTTAGATTCTATAAAAGAAGACATTGCAGATATAGATGATGATATATCGCATATAGAAGCTAAGATAGACACACATCTTAATAATCATATTACTAACCAGTTTAATTTAGAAAATCTAAAATTTAAAACAGGAGAAAAAGTTAAAGCAGCGCGAAATAATAATGGCAGCAAAAAAAGATAAGAAATGGATACAGGGTGCGATCAAAAGGCCTGGAGCTTTTACCGCAAAAGCTAAAAAAGCCGGCAAATCTGTGGCTGGGATGGCATCAGCTGTTACCAAGAATCCAGATAAATATAGTCCCTTAACGGTAAAGCAAGCAAACCTTGCTAAAACACTTAGAAAGATTAACAGGAAAAAATAATTATGAACTGCACAAATATAAATCATCACGTTGACAACGGGGATTCATGTAATAATGCTTCTTCTGGAGCTAATATGGGTCAAGGCCACAACCCTCACGACATGCACTGGCATATAAACAAAAATTCTTTTAAGGGCTGGGGATTAAACTGTGTTTACTTCGCTCTTCACGCAGTCCAAATATATCTCATATTAAAGATATCGTAATGGCTGCAAAAAAAGTAGCCGTTTGGGACAGCCCGAGTCCAAGTAAGAAGCCAAAGAAGCTTTCGTCTAAGGCCAAGGCTTCAGCTAAAGCGTCTGCAAAAGCTGCTGGTCGCCCTTATCCAAACTTGATAGACAATATGAGAGCAGCGAAGAAAAAAAAGTAATTTGTGCTATAATGTAGCATGGAAAATAATGGTATGTTCGATGGCTTTATGCCAACTATTACTGATATTTCCATATCTAAACCTACAGCTTCTATAACTTCAAATGGAGATTTGGTAGACGTACATTGTGTTACAATTAAAACCCTTGAAAAAGAACATGTTTTTAGTATTGCTCCTGACAATCTAAGCAAAGTATTCTTTTTAATACTAAAGGTTTTGTCGTCTTAAAAATATTTTATGGGAATTTTTCTTTACGAGAATTTAGATGTTGGATATGTGCCTCCAACTCCAGCTACACCGATCATCAGTTCCCCCAAGCACGCCAGCTCCAAAGAAAGCACTCTGATTCTTCTTGATCATGTTAAAAAATATGGCCATCCGATTGGTTATATTCAGGAACAAAACGGTCAAATAATACAGAACATAGTTCCAGTCCATAAGACTGAGTATCAACAGATATCTACTTCATCTAAAACTGAACTAGCTCTTCACACAGAGACTGCATTTCATCCTTACAAGCCAGACTATGTAGTTTTGTTTTGCCTTAGGGGCGATCCTCAGGCAGTAACCACGTACGCTAATTTGTCTGACATACTCAAGCATATTAGGGTAGAGACTAAACATATGTTGAAGTCAAAAATGTTTACAACAGGAATAGATCTTAGCTTTAGAACAAATGGGGAAGAAGACCAAGAGATACCTACTTCTATAATTGGAGAAGCTGACGGGATGTTAACTTTTACCTACGATGCAACTGTCATGAAGCCGAATGACTCTCTAGCTAGATTGGTTCTCGAA